ATTTTGACTAACATGTTTTCTTCATGGGACTCTTCTGGAAGAGGCATTGGGCTTACTGGTGTATTAACAGACCATGATAAATTGTTAAGATTGCTTATCCTATATGTGATATCACTAATATTATCCAGTTGTTTTTGTAATAGTATTTGTGTCATATTCTACCTCTACTAGCAGATGATTCCTGTAATACATCTAATATAGTTTTCTTTAGTTTTCTCATATCATCATCACTGCCATTCATGTTCTGTATATTGATTGTGATGTTACTACCTCCACCACTTTTACCTATTGGCGTAACCATCTCTGAGCCTGATTCACCCATAAGATATGACTGACCACTGTTCATTCCTATACCACTAATTGGCTCATTAATCATACCACCTGAACCAAACACTTTATCATAAGATCCTTTACTTACTTGTTTTTTCCCAATACCATCCCAAAAATTCCAATCATTTGCTTCCTGATCTGTCATATATCCACTTTGATTTTTATCTGCTTTATGAAATCCTTGACTATCATAATCACTGTTATTACCTGAACTACCACCTGTAATTGCATTTGTGATTGTATTAATAATATCACTAAATCCTACTGATATACCGTTTATACCTTTTGTGAACCATGAAATTATAGCATCCCATATACCAGTGAACGTTGTCTCAGCTTTAGCAAGTCCAGTTGCAAACCATCCTGCTACCACACTGAACATAACAGAAGCGGCATTTGCTACTACTGTAAGACTTCCAACAAACCAAGTAACTATACCATCCCATATTTCACTAAATTTAGTAGCAACACCAGATAGTCCAGTTGTAACCCAACTTTTGTAATTAGTCCATATCTCACTAAACTTGTTAGATATGCCACTAATACCGTCACTAAACCACTTGTTTACCTCTGTCCAATAATTATCCCAATCTGTAGTTGCACCTTGTATACCTTTTGTAAACCAATCATTTACAGCAACACCCAATCCATTTGCATCTGTACCGTCACCAATTTTAAACAAACCACCAATAAAATCGGCTGCTGTGAATACTGGTATTACTTTAGCCAATACATCCCATATGACTGCTCCAACATCAACATCTTTAAACAGTGATGACATTGCAGCTCCAATTCCGTCCTTTTGTAATATATCAAAGAATGAAACTATTCCTTCACCGATACTAGTACCAAGATTCATCATTATTGGCATGTATGTTGAGTACATTGGAATGATGAATTTTCTCAAGAGTGTAATTAGTATAGGTCTAAGTATAGCACCAAAGAACGTACCTATTGGCATGAGTATAAGTTGGACGGAGAATTTTAACATTTTCATAATCTGTTGGAAAAGTGGGGATGCACTAAGAGCCTTTACTACAACACTCATGAGTATACCAGCAACACCCATTCCAATTCCTATTGGCATGGCACCTTTTTTAATAACACCACCAATTTTATTTAGCCCTTTAAACATTGAACTGAACCCTTTTTTATTAACAACTCCACCACCTGTTTTTTGTTGATTGTCTTCATGATCTTTTGTTGACTCTTTAAGTTCTTTTTGTGCAAGTTTTTGCTCACCTTCAAATAATTTTTTATCAGCAGGATTTGTGGCATTTGCTACATTATCATCTGCTTGTTGCAAACCATCCTCTGCTTTTTTAAGTCTAGCTGATGAAATTTGTAACTCATTAAATGTTACCGTTGATTTGGCTACTGCTTTTACAACAGCTGACATACCAGCTTGAAAACCAAATCCACCTGTCATTGTTTTTGTCATAAACGAAAAAGAATTATCAAGTGATTTATGCTGATCTCTCATTGCGATATTTCTTCTAACCTGTCTAGCGTGATGGTCTTCTAAATCAATTTTTAATCTATGTCGTAATCTAATTAATTGTTCATCTACTTTTTTTAATTTTTGCCTACCTTTAATTTCTGCATCTATCTGATGTGTTTTCATAACAACCCTTTCATGTGAAGCAATTGCGGCTATCATCGAACCATTGAATGATTCAGTTGTGTCAGTGATCTTTTCAAGAAGTTTTATATAGGCTTCTGCCATTTGATTTTGTCTTTTTTGACCAATCATGTTATATAAATAACGATAAAACTATTTAAAGTTTTTAGCAGTAGCACGGTTCATAGGCATACTGCCTGACTGACTAGATGAGTCCATACTCTCTCTATGAATTGCTAATAGGTTTTTTAGATAGTCTAAAGGCTGACTGTCTACTGTTTTTTTGTCCCAACCGAATTGGCTGGCACAGTGGTAGTAGATGACGTATCTAACTTGTTCAATTCCTCTGAGCTTATGAACGTCTCCATCCAATCCTCGATATATGTCGTTAAAGGGTGTACTTTTACTATCTCCTTTAGTATAGATTTTATTATCTTAGAATCAGTGTATTTTATAGCATTCATGTCTCCGATTTTAAATGGGGCTTTTTTAATTGTCAGTAGTAGTAAATTCATTCTATATTTTTGGATGTCTATTTTTGGTTTACTAACATCACTAAGGTCTACAGAGTTACCAATTAATGTTTCAGTATCACCGAATGTTAAAGAATCTTCAAACTCAACAATATGTTTCTCACCCTTATAGAAGATTTCAACAGGAATTAATGTCATTAAAAAATAATAATTTAGGCTATTAATAAGGCTTATGGTGATACTATGCTGTGGTATCAACTGTGACAAATGAGAATTTTGATTTCCAGTTAAGTTCTTCATAAATAACTTCTGCTGGCTCAATACCACTTGTACTATGATCGTTTAATGATACTCCACCAAATTCGAATTTCATTGATCTATTACCATTGGTGAACATTAATTCTAATGCAACATTACTTGTATCTTCGTTAATTGTTTCATTCTCAGTACGAGATTGATCGATAACATGTTGTAATAAGTATTTATCTTTAAATGTTGTTTTAAATCTACCACCTATATCAAAGATTTTTCTAAATGAAGTCTTTGCATAGTGACTACCTAGTCCGTATAACAACTCATTGTTTGTTGTAAATGTAACATCTACATCTTGTATCTCAGCAACTTCTGTCATTGCGTTACTAGATCCTGTTCCCAGTTTTAATGAACCATGTGCAAATGTATATGGTGTTGATGGTTGGTTAATAGCACTTGCATCTTGTTGTACAAATGTACCTGTTGCTGCTGCAATATCGGCAGTATCTTCTTTGGCAAATGCCATATCGATTGTACCGTTAACTGTCTCACCTATTGTAGTTGAAATGCCCATAGAGTTAACAACACATCCTTTTAATGTTCTAGTTAAAATATTATTGGTTCCAGCATTTACTTGTATTCTAGTTGATAATGATGGAGTACGTGATGGTGAAACTGATGTTCCAGAAGTTCCTGTATATATTGATCCACTTGCTGCTGCTGGATAAGTGTATGTTCCGCTTGAAACGGTTGGTTCACCATATATTGATTTAAGTAATTTATAAGATTGTATATCATCATAAACAAATCCCATGCTTAAAGCTCCTTGTTGTTGACCATAAGCGAATTTTGAAGGTTCTACTTGACCTAATTTGTTTAAATCTATTCTACTTGTGTTAAGTGATAATGAACTTACTTTTTGTTGTAATCCAAATGTGTCAGTAAATGATGGTACGTTTGATGTATGGTCAGCAAAATCAGTCTCATATCCATATGCTACAGATGCCGAACCACCAGTAAAAGCATTTGCTACCATGATCTATAACCCTCTTATTACTATATAAAGATTTTTAATCTGCAATCTTTCTATATGATATTGTTATGACATAATTGAACATATTACGGAATTGAAAGTTTCTACTAAATGCACTCATTATTCTTAAATCAGTATAAGTACTACCTACAATATTATCTTTGATTAGTTTAACTATTTCCTTAACCACGTTATTATGTCTATCAATATCTTGATATGTACGTATATCCAATTCCATTATCTGTTCATGAAAGAATGCACTGCCTCCTAGACCAAAATACTCTATATTTTCACCTTTTGGTGCTATGATTATTTCATCACTTCTATCATCTATAAAACCAACAGTTCTCTTTTCCCATATTTTAGTAATGTGTGGAGGTCTTACATTACCCCATTTTGTCTTAATTAATGAAATAATATCATCTACAGCATCATATGTTATTATAGACATTTACCAATTAAAGCTCCCAGATTTCTCCAACATATCTATTTCTTTATCACCCCAACTACTATATGAGTATTCTTGTGTGTATGGGAAAGCCCCACCCCAATGCTCATTTTTACTGAATGACCCCTGCTTTGGTCTTTTATCTCTAGTTAAATCATCCCATTCTCCATCACTCATACCACTTGGCTTTCTTCCTACATACCATATTTTCCTAGCAACCAGATATGCCACAGCCTCAACCAGTGTTTTTTTCATTTTATCATCCCATTTACTTGGTGTTTTCATATTGAATTTTATACCATATTCAACTTGCATGTCAAGCGTTGACATGTTTGTAAATTTAACATTTTTAACCCATTCCCTTATTCTTGCCATATTTGGTTTACCACCAGTTTCACCACCAGCAGGAAAATATGCAGTGTCCCATCCATCAGGCATTTCTGGAGCACTGTTGGCTGATATTGTATTCTCTGAATTATCTAATATATCATCATATGGTTCTGACTTTTTCATCTGTTCTTCTGGTCTTTGTATTGAATGTGTGACAATCATTGCTAATTGTTCATCAGTTAGATCATCAGCAATTGTAACGCTGTCCTGATCAATATCATCTGGTATCTCTATTGCAATATCGTCATAAAATATTTCATTTTTTTCTGGATCTTCTTCTTCTTCTATATCTAATACTCTTGCATGACCACCCATAGAGAGTATAGATTTAACCTTACTCATTGCACGAGTTATTCTTCCACCTATACTACCAAAGAACATTATTAAGTTATAGTGAATACTTCTCGTCTATTGGATACACATAGATCAATGTCTTCCTGCCAGAATCGTTTACTTTCACTAGGAGACACACTTCCACCACTTGGAATCTCATCCATACGGAATGATGTATTCATTACTTCTATGGAAGTCATTTTAATTACTGCATCTGCAATGTCTAATGGTATTACTGTATCACCTGCAAAATCCTCACCACCATAACGGTAAGTTACTCTGATTCGATTATTTCTTAATATCGTAAATAGAAAACCTCTAAGAAACAAAGTACCTAATTCATATTCCATATTATACCATTGTTCATTATCAAGTACATTACCCCAGTTATCTGTCTCACTTTTCCATACTTCTATTTTATCTCCCAAAGATGAATCCATTGGTAGTATATGTCTATGCTTCAAAAATACTGGAGTACCCCATCCGAATGTATATAGTAATGGTAAATTATGAATCTCTCTAGTAATCTTTTTTGTTTTCCAAGTATGACCTATTCTTCTGTCCAACTCTGCTTCTTTTCTAGCAATAATTTTACGAACCATTTCCTTGTTTGGAGTGGTAGTACTAGTTATAGGGACTCTTAAGAAATCACTAATATCTCCGACAGAACAATATGTAGTTGTGGTAACCATACACTAATATATGATGTTACTTTATATTTAAAGATTTATTTGAACACTACTAAATATTTAGCAGTAGAACCAGTAACTTCTGCAAAAATACCGTTTTCAAATCTTCTGTATATATCTTCTATATTTTGATAACCTTCACCATATACTGAAAATTCGACTGTATCTGTGTTAGCATCTCCATTATGGAATACTACTTTATCTCCACTAGCACCTGCTTTAGTTACATGAACTGAAACAATTACACCATGACCAGCTTTTACAACACCAGATGCGGCTACATCTTTTGCATTATGATTAGTATAACTCATAATTGATTATAATATCGGTCATATATAAACATTATTAAGAAAAAAAATATGACTAGGTCTTAGTCTAGTAACCGATAATTCGGATACGAATAGTCATTGAATTGACTGCTGTATCTGCACTATCCAGTTCCTCAAGGGCTACAACTGTTGCTGTAGAGCTTGTTGGAGTATGACCGAAACATTTGATCTTACCTGTAGCTGCTGCCCCTGCTGCTGCTGGGACATATTGTAAAAGTAAACCTTTATCGCAATGAAGAATTTGTGCTCCAATTACGGTACTGATTCTGCTACCTAAAGAAAGGTCAACTACGTTACCACCAGTGGAGTAATTGTCGGAGCCACCATAGGTGACGTCAACAATGGTTGACTTTAATTTAGAAGTCAGTTCCGCTTGGATAGATAGTGTCTTTCCTGTAAGACTTTTATGGTCGGCATTTTGTACTATTGCTATTGCCATAAGGAAATGTATGAACCCCTAATATATAAAGTTAATATAAAAAAATAGGTCTAAAGAGGGTTTGGTACGACTAGAGTTTAATATCTCTAATTTTACCTTGTGATTTGAAATGGCGACAAACTGTCTCACCCATTGTTCTGAATACACCTTTTTCTACAAAAGCGTTATTCACGAATGGATAGCCAGCAGATCTTCTAGTTGCTTCGTAATACTCGGTTGGTATAGCCACTTGTATTCCGATTCTTGGATAACCATATCCTTCTGCATCAGAAGTATCTAATGCAAAGAGTCTTCCAACTTCATCAGCACCATTAGATGGGGCATCTTTTGTTGGAATAAATGGAATTCCA